GAGTTTTTCCTTATCCATATCGGTTTAGGGATATTTATTAATTATAGCACAAAAAAAGAGGGGTGTTTAACCCCTCATTTATTGACATTCCAGTTTTGTTCGCCTCTTGATTTTAGATCAACCATTTTGGCATAACAGACACCACGATAACATAAAAATCCGAAAACTTTGTCTGGATCGTGTTTCTCTGGATCATATACTGGAAGATCATGATTGAATCCGATCTTCAGCATATGTCACACCTCACTTATTATAGGTGTGACCGCGATAGCAGAAAGTGCCGTGAATTTCTTCACCGCTCTGCTGGCACTCATACTTAACACCACGATAGGATGTCATAGCAATTTGTGCGTCATGCAGGCGAGCCTGTTTTTCGATCTGCTTCTTAATGAGAGTAAGCGTGTTCATTTGTTTTTACCTGAAATACTAGGGTGAGTTTTAAGTCTCCCGTTCCTTCAGTCGTTTGCGTCCTTGTTATCAAAACAATGAGGATCTGTATGTTCCATCCAGTTAATTAGGATGTCAAACTTTTCAGCAGGAGTGAAAAGAGTTGTCTCTTCAATGCCTTGCTTCAGCCACTTATAGTCCTCACACCGAAGAAAATCCTCGGGTGGGACATGACTAAAGAAGATTAAAGCAAGTGATAACATAGGATGAACGCTCCGTTCCGCGACTTACTTGCGTCCCCTAGGGGATGAACGACGGGTCTATTATAGACCCTCATATACTATATAGTCAAGTTTTTTTGTAATATTTGTTACAGTTTTGAAAAACCTTATAGGTCAAAAAAACCTGGGAATTTTTTTTCCGAATATTTTGAAACCAAAGGTCGATTTTGATTTCACTTCTTTTTCTTTTGGTCCGTGCCACCCCAGAGCTTAGGGTTAACAGTACCAGCACTCCACTCGATGCGTAGAAGGTCTGACCTCAGATGGTCCCAGTAGAAGTCAAAGATGTGCCGCATAGCAGACGCCATGACGATATCATACTTAACCATACCGTCGATCTTGTATGTTACGAGGTGAGCACTAGTGGGCAGAGTCTTATCATTAGCACGCTCGCGAATACAGTCTGATTCAAAGATCGTGATGCTGTACTTATCTTTGGCGTGTCTTTTGTCCGAGTCTGACCACATGTTGAACTCCTTATGCTCTGTTACCCCACTCGATGTCTGTGTAGGCTTCTTTGACTGTGTTGTAGGTGACTTTGTATTTTTTCCCAAGGTTTTTATCCTTAACTAAACATAACAATTCTGCTTCATCGGGATGAAGCGACTCCAAAAGTTCAATGAAGAGATTCTCTCTCCTTGTCCGCTGCAGACGATCATTACCACCCTTAACAAAGTTATAAAGGGTGCGATACTCACTCATCAGTCTGCTCTGTGCATCTGGAGTGGGTGCAGAGTTAGGGGTATAAGGTACTTCACCCTCTGGAAGAGCACTCTCGATACTTTCGTCAAAGTTCCAGATGAACAGTGAGACGAGAGCATGTGTACGGTGATCTTGTAAGAGTTTAATCTTCTGTTCTTTGGTCTTTGCGTTTGAGACTGCTCTCAAAATTTCACTTTGCAGTGGATTTGGTGGTAATTTAGCCATAGTAACTCCAAAAATTAATCTTCGTCATCCTCCTCAAAATCGGCATTCTCGAATCTGAAGGCAATTACTTCGTCAGGGATAATATTCCCGTGCTCATCATACATCTCTGGGTGTACGGGAGGATTGATGTTTGGTCTATCGTGGTGGTAGAACATGTACTCTCTGAGTACCCATCCGAGCGTGACCGAGATAACACCAGTCAAAAGGATCAGGAACGATCCAAACACTAAGGAAACTGCTAACATTGTTATTCCTCCCTATGGGAAATCCTTTTCTTAAAATCTAGAGAGAACTCTAGATAGAGATCGACTTCCCATTTGAAGAAGCCGACTAGTTTGCCAAAAACAAGATGAAATGTTTTCGGAACAGGTTGCTCCTTCTTCTTACCCCCATTAAGTATGAATTCAACACCTCTATTTATTACCCGTTTAGGCGAGTCCATTATCCTTAAAATATTGTGCTACATCAGATGCACCACCAATAATTTCCTGGTCTTTGGTCACCATTGGGAAGGTTTTTGTGCCGAATTCAGAATGAAACTCTTCAATTGTAAAGTGTTGATCTAGTTTATAAGTAACGAATGATTGTGATGTCATCTCCAGAAGTTTTACAACTTGCTGGCAGTATCCACAACCATCCATAGAATAGACTGTGAACATAGTTAAATGTTAACCTCCGCAATTATAGCACGGTTATCAAAGGTATGTAGGCTCTCCATCTTGACCGCCATAAACAACGATGTTAACATCTTTGAGATCTTCTGTAGCAGGGATGCTATTGTAGATGGTGACGCCAAATCCTGTCGTGGTTCTGTCGAAGACTGTTCCTCTAACCAGACCACCTGGGAAGTTGTTGATACCTCTACCATTGATTACGACTGCATAGTTTGAATCGTTCATCGCGTCTGCGAAGTTAATATTGTACACACCTGTAGAAACCTGCTCAATAGAACTAATGTTATGTGAGCGATCTCCAGGTACATAGTCACTGTTACCAACACCAAGGTTAGTATTCATGTACCATGCAGTAGCACGACCCTCAAACATCTGAGTGTGAGTACATGTCTTGAGACCAGCGAGGTTCTTATACTCACCGACTCTCAGGAACTTGTGGAACTCATGGTTAAAGACTTGGATGGAGTTACCCATGTTGCCCATGGTGGTTCCAATACCAGCACCATAGTAGAGGAGTTGAGGAGTCTCTTCGGTGACCTGAATCTCAGTATAGGTTCCAGTCTCAGTTACTCTATCTGTATAAACAGATGGAGATGTTGTACCAAACCCAACGCCCAGACCATCAGCAGCGTAGTAGAACCTGATGGGGAAGTTTGCCTGTTGAGCAGCGTTCTCGAAACGATAGGTCTGACCGACCTCAAATCTCATGTAAGGTGCTTCGTAACCCTGAATGTTGATCGTTCTATCAGATCCAACACCAATGTAGCGATGTCTAGAAGACTTAGCACCAATAGTAACAGGCAGAGGTTTGTATGGGAGGTCAGACTCAGTGTAAAGACTCTTAGAAGTCTCTGCAGCACCCGTCAGTGCGGAGAAGTTAGCAAAGGCAGCAAACGATGCATTGGTGGACGCTGTAGCGAATCCTGCGTTAGGACAGAAAGAAGATACACCAGCGATCGATGCATAGGTAGCAACACCAGCGATATCAGCGTGTGGAACCTTCTGTACTGTAACAGTAACGAAACCAGCAGAGACTGGAGATACATCCAGACTGAGGTCAAGGTTAATTGTTTGTGCAGTTCCTACAAGAGATCCACTATTTTCAATAACAACACCAGATCCAACCGCAACAACATTGGTCAGCAGACTACCATCACCAATGAATTTATCGGTAGTTTCAATCGCTCTGGTTGTAAAGATTTCAGCATCAGATCTAATACCAGAAGCAACAGCAGCACTGAGAGAGACAGTAGAGAGACCAGCAGTAATGGCATACTGTGCTGTCTGTGCATTAATTGCATTAGTCGCATCAGTAGCAGTCAACGCTAGACCAACGGTGACACCATCGGCAAGACTGTTTGCAGTCTCAGCAATACCTACAGTATCAGACGCAGTGATAGTAACAATACCAGCAGAAATTGCGCTTACTGTAAGTCTAGCACCAAAGTCAATGGTAGAAGCAGCACCAACGGTAGATCCACTATCCCTAACCTCAACGCCAGCACCGATGGCAGTTACACCAGTCAGACCAGAACCATCACCAACAAACTTTGTCGCAGTAATAACACCAGTTGTGTTAACATCTCCAACTGTTCCTACACCAGTAGCTCCAGCATCGGATGGAATAGAATACGCAACGAAAGATACATCAGATTTAGATGCTCTCACGAACAGAGTTTGTCCAGTAGCAACACCAACATTATCAATCTTAAAGTCTTGAAGAGGTGCTACACGGAGACCATGTACGATGTAGTCTGCAGGTTGTGCGGTAGTAATATCGCCAGAAGCAATACCAACACTAATAGATGCGCTTACATCGGGGTTTCTATTGGTAGCATGAACCGTTGCCAGACTATTCTCTGTCGCATCGAGAATTGGGAGGTTGTCATTAATAGTAAATGGTGGATTCAGACTAGATGTAAGTGACTTACTACGACCATGAACCGCTGCAGATTCTGCCTTAACATTCTTGAAGAATCTGGTTGTGAATGCGCTGAAATCTACACCAGGATCGAACGATGAAACAAAGATCTTATCGCCTGGTTTAAGTGCAACATTCTCTACGATCTCGTTACCACCACGAGGGAGATCAATACCATAAGAAATGTAATCACTATCTACAAATCCGAAGGAACTAGAAATACCAATAGAGAATGCAGTATTATTATTCGTTGTATTGGATGCAGTAATACTCGCTTCGATAAGTTCACTCGCTTCAAGGAGAAGAACAGGAGTTACGACTCCATTTTGAAGTGTGGTGATTAAAGATTTCGATCTTCCAAATGGGTTAGGATCCAGAGATGGTGTGAAAAATGTAGATGTTGGAGACCACTCGGATGTAGTTTCTATCTGAGAACTTCCGTCACTGTTAGATACATGGCGGACTCTTGCATAGTATGTCTGCCCATACTCCAAAGTCTCCGTAATAGTTTGGAAGAGATTGGTATTATTCAGACCAACTGTACTGAAAACATGAAGAGTAAATGCAGCATCAGTTGCAACTTGGAACTCAACTGCTTTGAGTGTACCAGAGGTCAACTCGCCGTTAATAGGAGAGTATGCTTTCGATCTGAGTCGAATACCCTGAATATTAATGAGAGATTGTCCGTTTGTTGGTTCTAAAACTTCAGGAGTGGAGACGCCAGATGGGGGATTGTATGTTCTAAAAGACTGAATACCAGAATATTCAGAGACATAACTCGTGAAAGCAGTACCATCTGGGTTAGAGATGTGTCTAACTCTATAATAATAATCAGTTGCCTGGGAAAGGGCACCCGTCTCTTGGGTCAGATTTACATTATCGGTAGCAGTTTCCCAAGCGATAGTGGAGAAATCTTGAGTAGGAGATACTTGGAAGTGTACCTTCTTAAGTGTACCAACTTCAGATACTCTGGGATTTGGAGCGTATGGTTCAGATGTTAAGGCAACACCAACATTAAATACCCCTCTCTCGGGGATATTCAGTGTAGAAATTCCAGGAGTGTTGATCGCAGATGCTTCCGTACTAATCGCAACCTGAGGATTCAGATATGCAATTCTGATAGGATGATTGAAAGTTTTATCTTGGACACCGTTCCAGGTAGAACCAACAACATGGTTCATTGCTCTGTTATATGTCCACCAGAGATACCACTGGTCACCATATCCAGAGTAATCGTTATAGAAAAATCCATCTTGATATGGATCCCAGAATGTAGTTCCAGGTTCCTGCGATCCAGATCCAGTGGTCTTCAACCAGGTCTTGACCTGTCTCGCATCAGCAGTGGGGAATCTCTGCATGTAACATGCGACGAGACCAGCGACTACAGGAGCAGCAGCAGATGTTCCGTTAAAGTATGCATCGTAGAAGTTAGCACCGAACTCAGCAAAGACATTCCATCTTAAGTAGTCCTGATATCCTGAGGGAGGAGAACCTGCTGCCAACATATCATCAGCAGGAGCATAGACATCGATACCATCACCCTTGTTAGAGTAATATGCTTTCTGTTCTTCGATACCAATGCTACCAGACCATTGAGGATAGTCATCTAGTGCGCCGACATTAATTACAGGGTGGAACTCTGGGTCTACACTAGCATCGAAACCAATACCCTGAGGGTTCATCCAGTCTCTGTGAGATGTTGGGCACATTGGGAACCCGCCAGTAAACTCAGTTCTAGGATCGTTAGAGTTGAACCAAAGGTCTTGGCAACCATTAAATCTATGTGGGTTTGTCGAACCAACACCAACATACTGGTCATTGTTACCAGCAGCAGAAACATAGATGACACCAGCGTCCATCAGTTCCTTACCAGCCTGGTCGGTGGAGTTGGATCTGGATGAGGAAGACCATGATCTATATGCACCACTTACCTGGTTATTAAAACCATAGACCATGGTTCTGGCGTCAGCAGGAAGACTATTGTATCCATTCATGTAAGTGAATTGGACGCCGCCATTTCCATCTTGCCTGAATCTCGTGTAGTGAGACTGGAACTGTCTAGCAGCAGCCTGATAACCCCAACTACCATTAATGACAGTGGGTTTCTTTACACCAAGAGTATTGTTAACAGGTTTGTTCTGATGGAAGATCTTCATCAGATCGTATGCCTGCTCAATACTTGGAGCATAGAGAAGACTAGATTCTCCAACGCAAGGCATGTTCCAGATGTTAGATCTGAAAGCAAGACCAAAGTTCTTACCAGCAGCAACAGAAGCAGCAGCAGTACCATGACCACTACCAAGGGCAGATAAAGTTCCTGTACCAACACCTACACCACGGTACTCATTGTAGTTAAAATTAACTGCAACAGTACCAGCACTAGCATACTGTGGAGATCTGTAGTAAGTGTAGTTCCACCAGCTAACAGCAGCTTGAGTGGTGATACCAGTGGTTCCGTCTGGTCTGAGTCGGGTTAAGTTATTAGTGACAAAGAATGTTGGGTCGATCTCATAAGGACCATCAATAATGAGATCATAGACTCTAGAGGTTCCATCTTCTCTAAGAAATTCTGGGTGAGATCTAAGGATACCAGAGTCTTGTACGATAATATCTACATTACTTCCGTCATATACATAGTCAACATTATCGGTTCTAGCAAGCTGAGAACCAACCGTGAATATATTAGATGTGGTCAGACCAGTTCTACGAACACCGTAGTTAGAACGATTGCGCTCACCGTCAGTGTACCCAATACCAGTAAGTGTGCGGTAGAACTTTACATTGGTTTCAAATCTTGCCTCTGGTGGAAGACCTGTAGCAGGTTGAGGAACTGGATAATTATCTCTGTAGTCTGATGGAGACAATTCAATCCAGGCAATACGATAATCTTCAGCAAGAGTTGCTGCTTCTTCATCACTTAACTCAAAGGTCCCTCTAACAGGACTGTGCTCCATTTCATTGCAGCACTCTACTGCTCTGTCAGGAATATGAGTTTCGATTGTGTTCGCCCTACACAGGAGATCATGAACCTCTCTCCAGTATTCTGGGCGAGATACTTTAAGCGTATATTTATTTAAAGACATGCCGCCAATTCTGAAATGAGCACCTTTTTTATATTTAGGTGTGGTAGAATATATAATAAAAAGATTTCAGATGAATATTGTAACTGGTACTGGTGGGTTCATTGGCAAACATTTTAAGAACTCTTTGAAGAATGTTTTAGAAGTTGAGATCGATGATTGCTTCAAACTTTTAGAGGACTTTAATCGTTGGGATGAGGTGGACATGATCGTTCACCAGGGAGCATTGTCTTCCACAACGAATAGAAATATAGACATGATCTACAGATATAATATTGATTTTAGCATAAGGTTATTTGAGAAGGCAATTAAGTATGGTATCCCTGTTAAGTATGCCTCTTCTGCCTCAGTGTATGGTAACCAGGAGAAGATTATCAACCCCCTAAACTACTATGCTATGTCAAAAGCAACGGTAGACTACTGGGTTATCGAGAACATGGATAGGTTCAGGCACATCCAGGGGTTCAGATACTTCAATGTGTATGGTAGTGGAGAGTATCATAAGGGAGAGCAGGCAAGTCTGGTCAGTAAGTTTGCCTGGCAGGCAGCGACTGGTAAGATCCATCCCTTCCAGGACTCTGATAAAGTCCTCAGAGATTATATCTGGGTAGGAGATATTGTCAATGTTGTCCTCACTAACAGTGCTGGCAACGGTATCTTTGACCTGGGATCTGGTAGTCCTATCAGCATCCAGGATGTAGCAAACATCGTTGCAAAAAAAGAGAGGGTAGAGATTGAACCAATCCCCTTCCCTCCTCATCTTGTAGGTAAGTATCAGTACTATACCTGTGCTGATATGTCTTGGTTAAAAGACTATAGGTTTAAAACTGTAGATGAATATGTCAATCGCCTTTCTTAATTCTATGTGAGTCAGAGTCAAAGTGTTGCGTTGAAAACTCAAACAATTCAGAGTCTAACAACGCAACCATCTGATGCTTCAGTCCAGTAGGAACATAAAACTTATCACCTGGTTCTAGTACAATCATCTCTGCTTTACCAATATCCTCTTCAAACCCATAGTACAATGAGATGAGACCACTCTGTAAATAGAAGGTCTCATCTTTTATTTTGTGGTAGTGCCATGAACACCTCTTTCCCTTCTCAATGTACAAGAGCTTACCACAATATTTTTCGTTGTTAACGATCCACTTTTCGTACCCCCAACCTTTAGGCACGATTTTGATTGAAGAATTCGTCTGAGTGGATTCCTTTGTCATCGATGTAGTAATCTGCAGCGGGTTTTCCTAGGTGCAGCTCATGAAATTTACAGCCCCAGGACTTTAACTGATCATATGTGAAGTCATAAAACTCTTTGTGAGATAGCATACGAGAGTTTTTAAATCTACCCATGCCTCTAGCAGTTAGGTAAACAACATAATGTCCTTCATCATACAATTTATTTATTACCTGAATGCGATCCCAACGAGGGACAGCATGGGTATATCTTTTATCATCTTTACCAGGATAGCATATCGTACCATCAATGTCTACAACATATCTCATACTTCTAAAATAGAATCAACATCATCCATAGTCAAAGTATAAGTGCCAGGATTCTGCACCGCAATCGCTGCTGCTCTGTTTGCAAATGCAATTGCTTCCTCCATCACAGCGAGTTGAATGTAATAGAATACAAGAGCAGCAAGGAATGTATCACCAGCACCAGAGACATCGAACACACGCTCAATTTCATTCACAGGATACTGTGTCTTATTCCAGAGGCATCCGTTAGCGCCCATGGTTACAATCATGTTCTTAGCCTTGGGAATTGTATTAGGATCTAATGCTTCAAACTCTTTTTGATTGATCTTGTAGATTACATTATCATAATCAGAAATAAGTCTGGTTGCTTTTGTATCTACAAATACTTTGATGCCAGGATTTCTACTCGCAACATATGAAATAACTTCTGCAGCATTGAGGAATCCTTTGTTGTAGTCTGAGATAACAATGGCATCATAGTTCTCATGCATCAATGCCATTTGAAGTTGTGCCTGATGAATACCAGTTATTTCTGGTTCATCATCAACACGAACGATCTGTTGGTTTGTACGCTCATCAATATATCTAGTCTTGGTAATCTGTTCTTTATTAGTAACGAAGTTTACATTGATACCAAGAGATTTAAGATTCTCATAGACATTTCCTGCCATACCAGGAGCAGTCTGCTTCTCACGATACTTAAGGACAGGAACTGGTGCCTCAGGACTCAGACGATTGCACGATCCATAGACCCATTCATCGGTACAACTATCCCCGATCAATAATACATTGTATTGTCTTGCTAGTCGCATAGTCTTCTAATCTATCAAAGAAATGTAAGTCTGCTGCATACATTGAACCAATGACTGACTTTCCTTTCCAGTCAGATCCTACCACCATTATATCAGGTCGATAGAATTTTATCAAATTTTCTAGTTCTTGATCGGAACCGAACTTGAATACATGATCTACGGTCTTAAGACTCTGTAGCATGTATGCCCGTTCTTCGGCAGTATTTATTGGGCGAGTGGGACCTTTCTTCTCGCGCACTCTTTCATCAGTATCAATGGCAACGACAACCTCATCACCGAGGGATCTAGCATACTCTAGGAGTTGTAGATGCCCACGGTGAAGGATATCAAAGGTCCCATTTACAAAGACCTTAGTCATTCTTAACTGAGATCAGTTTACCATACTCGGGAAGATACAGATACTCAATATCAGAGTTAGCAATGGTACGAACAGCGTCATCCAGAGTTTCTACCAGAGGTTCACCACCAAGATTGAAACTGGTGTTAAACAGGATTGGACAACCAGTCTTCTCCTTAAACTTACTGATCAGTCTATGATAGTTAGGATTCTGTTTCTCAGTCACAGTCTGAATACGACAGGTGCCATCCTCATGAATAATGGAAGGAATCTTTTCCTCAATTCCAGGTTGACAGTTAACCGCGTACATCATGTGAGGAGTCTCATCCATACCACGAAGGTCGAACCACTCATGTACATCCTCTTTTAGAATAGATCCAGCAAAGGGACGGAAGAACTCACGACGCTTAATGGTATTAACATGATCCTTACCATTAGGATCACGAGGATCATACAGAATAGAACGGTTACCGAGAGCACGAGGACCAGATTCAGATCTACCTTGGAACATAGCAACGATGTTTTTATTAGTAATGAGATCAATTACATCTTCATCAGATCCATCGACTAATTCTGCACCATACTTCTTGCAGGTACGAGTAATTTGTCCTTTATTGTACTCATACTTAGGTCCAAGGTAGAGACTATCTGCCTTTTCTCTTCTCTTAGTATCACCCGTAATCCAGTGATGCCAGAACAGAGCAGCACCCATTGCAGTTCCAGAATCATTACTTACTGGTTCCACATAAAGGTTGATACCTTCGTCCTTCAGTTCATCCAAATAGTAGTAGTTTGCTACACAATTAAGACCATATCCACCAACAACAATAACATTCTTGTTGCCAGTCATTCTAACTGCCTTTCTGATAAGGTTAGCAACTTGTTGTTGCGTTTCCTTCTGAATCATATATGCAGCATCTTTTCTGTTCTGAAGATCATAGAGAGCCTGACCTTCTTCCATGTCCATGTTACTAACTTCAGGAATCATATGCAGATTATAGATTGTCCCATTAGGATAGTATGGAGTGAATACCATTCTATTGGCAACCTGAACATCGATGCAACCATCATCAACAAAATAGGGTGGCAGATAACCAGGATCTTTACCATAAGGAGAAAGTCCCATAGTTTTTCCTGCCTCAATAGCAGGGAATCCACAGTACTCGGTAACGCCTTCGTAAGTTTTTACAATACCAGAGTTAGGTGTAGCAAAGAGTTCATGGTCTACATTTTCGGGAGACTCGTAATTAGTATCTTCTCCCCAGTTGCACCAGAAACCAACATCAAAGTTTCTATAATAGCAAGTTGGTGTAGCAAACTTTGTACCAATATGCTTATACTTAGTATCAAACTTTGCGGGATAAGCACAATCAAAGATGGTCTCTGTTTCCCAATAGTCTTCGATAAACTTTTCAGTCGGACCAAATTGAGTCCAAGAACCTGCACCATCTACAACAACAGCAGTTGCAGTTTCGAATCCAGAATTGTAGAAAGCAGATGCAGCATGTAACCTATGATGCATACGAGCAAGATCGATTACATTATCAGGTCTCTTTCCAAAGTCTTCAATGGTAGGAAGCAATCCCATCTTGCGTAACAAACCATAGTAAGGATCGTTACCACAATAATCCATGAGCATTTTGTGCTGCTCGATGGGTGTAGTATGAGACATGACAAGATAGTCTAACTT